AGCGTTGGAGAGGCTTGCGCTCAAGCCGTGAGGGGTCTAGAGTCATGGTATCCTTCTGGGGGACGCTATGGCTTCGCACGAAAAAACCGCTGCGCTTTTTGTCGGAACCATGTTCCACAGCGCGACCATCACGCACCTTCAGCACCTTGCAACAAAGTCCTACGCTCAACATAAGGCTTTGCAAAAATACTATGAGGCAATTCCCGGCCTTGTAGACGCTTATGCAGAGGCGTTTCAAGGGCGCTTTGGCATCATCACGGGCTACGATGTCGAGTTCCACAAGAACAGCAACCCGAAGGCGTATGTGAAGTCGCTGCTGACCTTCCTCGACGAAATCAAAGGCTCACTCCCGAAAGACTCCGACCTTGTTAACTTGTTCGACGCCGTGGTCGATGAGGTAACAAGCCTCAAGTACAAACTCGAAAACCTCGAATAATGGCGAAGAAAGCGGAACCGTCACGGGTTGCTGCCGCGCTGCAATACCTCCAGCAGATGCGCGACCGTGCCGCTGACTTCGGTGGCGGGGTAGTCGATACCCTCGCAGACCGCGCACGGGATGTCGGTGGACTTGCCTACGAAGCCTTTACGAGCGACCCCAACATCGGGCGCATGACGACGGCAGAGTACGCCCAAGCCGCCGACCGCCCAACCCCTCGCCTAGACCAAGCCGCCCAAGACCTTGGCACCATCGGCAAGGCAATCGTCACGCAACCGGTTCAGACGGGCAAGGCTCTCGTGCAGGGCGAGGTTGAACGCGCACGGCAGGCAATGACTAGCCCCCGCGCTGCCGGTGAATACGCAGGGTCGATGGTTGACCCTATGCGGATAGCCGCCGCGCTACGCAAAACCGCCCCCATCGCTGAACTAGATGTCTACCACGGCACCCCGCATCGGTTTCCTGCGACGGAGGCCAACCCTTTAGGCGAACTCGACGCAAGCAAGATTGGAACGGGCGAGGGAGCGCAGGCGTATGGGCATGGAATTTACCTTGCCGAGTCTCCGGGCGTAGCCGACTCTTACCGCGCAACGCTCTCTGACAATGTGTTTACGGTCGATGGAAAAAAATTGTTAGGGCCGACAACTAAATACGGTCATCCAAACCCAAACGCACTTCGAAATAATTTGACAATGCCGGAAAAAATGGCGACATATGCGCTTGATGCGGCGGTTAAAACAAAGGGGCAAGACCCCGCTGCCGCCGCTATCCGTCACCTCAAAAAATACGGCAAAGGCAATTCAAACGCAGATGCCGCGATTGCGCTAGTTCAGCAATGGAAGAATCAAGGGGCAAATTTAGAGGCAGGCTATCTCTACACCCTCGACCTCCCCGACGAGATGATAGACCGTATGCTCGATTGGGATAAGCCGTTGAGTGAACAAGGGGTAGATTTGAACCTTTTTGCCCCTACCATGAAAGCAAGCATTCAATCTATTTCAAGTTCTTTTGGAACACATGATGTTCCGCTGTACATTGCCGCCGATATGTTAAAAGGCAAAACAGGAATGCAACTTTACAAAATGCTGGTTGACCAACACGGGGACAAAATGGCATCGAAAATGCTAAAAAACGCAGGCATCCCCGGCATCCGCTACCTAGACGCAGGCAGTCGCGGCAAAGACGGCACCGGAACGCGCAACTTCGTCGTGTTCCCCGGTGAGGAAAAGAAGGTCAAGATACTTAAGCGGGATTAACAGGTTGATGCGGCACGGTAAACAGCAGTAAACTGTCCGCATGGCAGATTGTGAAGAAGTGCAATGGCTAAAGGCGTAAAGACAGGCGGGGGCAGTCGAGCAGGCATCCCCAATAAGGCCACAGCCGCCGCAAGGGAGGCCATCTCTCGTTTCGTAGACGGCAACGCAGACCGCTTGCAGGGCTGGCTCGACGAGATACACCAAGAGAAGGGCGCAGAGGCGGCGTTTAAGTGCTTCAGCGACCTACTCGAATACCATGTGCCTAAACTCGCACGGCACGAACACAGCGGCCCTGACGGCAGCAAGATTGAGATTGAGGCGACTTGGGGCAAGCCCGAGTGAAGCAGCGGGTAGAACTCCCGTATCGCCCTAGACGGGCCTTCATGCCGTTCCACGACCGCACAAAGCGGTGGGCCTGTCTCGTCGCGCATCGGCGTGCTGGCAAGACTGTCGCAGCGGTTAACGACATCATCCGCGCAGCCTTTATGTACAAGGGGCCAAACGGCCTCTTCGGGTATGTCGCTCCGTACCAGAACCAAGCACGCCGCATTGCGTGGGACTATTTCAAGCACTACGCCCAGCCGCTTATCAGCGACATCAATGAGCAGATGATGACCATTACGCTTGTTAACAACACGAAGGTCAGCCTATTCGGCGCAGACAACGCAGACGCAATGCGCGGCCTTGGGTTCAGCGGCGTGTACATGGACGAGTACGGCGACTTCAAGCCAAGCGTATTTGGCAATGTCATCCGGCCTGCGCTTTCCGACAAACAAGGCTGGGCTGTGTTCGCCGGTACGCCAAAGGGCAAGAACCAATTCTGGGACATTTACGAGACGGCACGGCGCATCCCAGACGAGTGGTTTGTCCTGCGCCTGCCTGCCAGCGACTCGGGCTTGCTGCCGCAGAGTGAACTCAACGCGGCAAAGGCACAGTTGTCCGAAGACCAATACCTCCAAGAGTACGAGTGCAGTTTCGAGGCGGCTATCCTCGGCGCGTTCTTCGGCACAGAGATGCGACAGGCAGAGCCGCGTATTAACGAGCGTGTAGTCTTTGAGCCGGGGTATCCGGTACATACCGCATGGGACTTGGGCTACCGCGACGACACGGCTATCTGGTGGTATCAGGTCGTGGGCGGCGAGGTGCGCGTCATCGACTTCTTCGCAGTCTCGGGTGCAGACATCCGCGCCATCGCGGAGGTAGTCGTTAACAAGGGTTACACCTACGGCAAGCATCACCTGCCGCATGACGCACGGGCGAAGTCGCTTCAAACGGGGCGCAGCATCGTAGAGCAGTTGGCTGACCACCTCGGCATCAACCATTTGTCTGTGGTGCCAAACATCGGCTTGCAGGATGGAATCCAAGCAATTCGCCAGATGTTGCCCCGAACTTGGTTCAATTCCGTAAAATGTGGCGACGGAATAGAGGCTTTACGCCAGTATCAACGAGAGTATGATGAGGACAAGAAAGCGTTCAGGGCATCACCCCGACACGATTGGACATCACACCCTGCCGACGCTTTCCGTATGTTAGCCGTTGCGTGGAGGGCTGAACCGTCCGCGCAGAGGCCGTTAGAGAGCAAGACCTTGATTGTTGGGCCACAGAATGAGGTCACGCTAAACGACATGTGGCAGGTTCACGAGCGTAGCGTCTCAAGGAGGGCGCGAATATGAGTGGCGTAAGCAATCCATACCAGTATCCATACGAGACGGTCGCCGTTTCGCAGACCGCGCAGGTGCTTGGCACTAACGGCGCAGCAAACGATTATTTGCATCGCATCGTGGTGACTGTCTCGACCGCTGCATCGTCCACGGTCAGCATCATTGACGGCAGCACGACCGTCCTCGCCATCCCGGCTAACACCCCGGTGGGCGTGTATAGCCTCGAACTCAACCTCAACGCGGCTACTGGCCCGTGGAAGGTCACGACGGGTGCAGGCGCTGCCGTGCTGGCAGTTGGCTTGTTCAGCAAATGAACCGTAAGCCCGGACTCTACGCCAACATCCTAGCGAAGCAGGAGCGCATCAAGGCTGGCTCCGGCGAGAGGATGCGTAAGCCCGGAGAGACTGGTGCGCCGACCGCAAAGGCGTTCCGCGAGTCTGCGAAGACGGCTAAACCAGAGAAAAAGGGTTACTGATGAGCGCAGCGTGGCAGCGTAAGGAAGGCAAGAACCCGAAGGGTGGCCTCAACGCCGCTGGTCGCGCATCGTACAAGCGTGAGACGGGTGGCACCCTGAAGCCCCCGGTGAAGGGCGGCGACAATCCTCGCCGCGCATCGTTCCTCGCACGCATGGGCAACATGGCTGGGCCGATGGAGAAGAACGGCAAGCCGACCCGCCTTGCGCTTGCGCTGCGTGCTTGGGGTGCGTCGAGCAAGGAAGATGCGAAGGCAAAGGCTAGAGCCATCTCTGCGCGAAACAAGAAGGACTGACAGATGGACGAGACCGTTAGCCGAGAACTTGAGAAGTACCTGCGGGTCATCGGCACCTACGAGAACGAGTTTGCCAAGTGGCAGGCGCGGGTAAAGAAACTCGTCAAGCGTTACCGCGACGACACCAGAGGCTCGGGCGGCAACGAAACCGCCAAGTTCAACATCCTCTGGAGCAATGTCCAGACGCTCATCCCTGCCGTCTACGCCAAACTGCCGAAGGCTGATGTAAGCAGACGCTTCGGCGATAACGACCCCGTTGGGCGTGTTGCTGCACGGTTGGTCGAACGCGCCATCGACTTTGAGATTGAGCATTACCCCGATTTCCGCTCGACCATGAAATACGATGTCGAGGACAGGTTCCTCGGCGGTCGAGGCACGGCATGGGTGCGGTACGAGCCGCATGTTGCCCCCATTGGCGTAGAGGACGATGGCGTATCTATCACCTCTGCCATTGAACAGGGCGAGGGCGCACCGCCGCCGCTTGAAGAGATTGAGTACGAACGCGCCCCGGTCGATTATGTACATTGGAAGGACTTTGGACACTCACAGGGCCGCACTTGGGAAGAGGTGGGGCAGGTATGGCGCTGGGTCTACATGACCCGTGAGGCGCTTGTAGAGCGTTTTGGCGAGGAAATGGCGCGTCAGATACCGACCGACCAAGGCCCGGAGACGCTTAACGCTTATCGCGACAGCAAGCGTCAGTACAACCTCGCCAAAATCTGCGAACTCTGGGACAAGGAGACGCTGAAGGTCTATTGGTTGTCGAAGGGTATGTCGCACTTTATTGATGTGCGTGACGACCCGCTTAACTTCGAGGGGTTCTTCCCCTGCCCGAAGCCGCTCTACGCCACGACGACCTCGGACAACCTTGTGCCTGTCCCCGACTTCGTGCTGTACCAAGACCAAGCGATGGAGTTGGACATCCTTTCTGACCGCATTGATGGTCTGGTCAAGGCGCTGCGTGTGCGCGGCGTGTACGATGCCAGCCAACCGGCGTTGCAGCGTTTGATGACCGAGGGCGACAACAATGCCCTCATCCCAGTGGACAAATGGGCGGCGTTTAGCGAGAAGGGCGGTTTGAAGGGCAGCGTTGACCTGCTGCCGCTCGACACCATCGCGCAGGCGCTCATCCAATGCTATCAGGCACGCGCTGACATCAAGGGTCAGATATACGAAATCACGGGCATCAGCGACATCATCCGTGGTCAGTCTGCGGCCTCGGAGACGGCAACGGCGCAGCAAATCAAGGGTCAGTACGCTGGCCTGCGCCTGCGGTCGATGCAGGAAGATGTGGCGCTCTTCGCAACCGAGGTCATCAGGCTCAAGGCGCAGGTGATGTGTATGCGGTACCAGCCGCAGACCATCCTCGCCTACTCTGCCGCAGAGCAGATGTCGGACGCTGACAAGGCGCTCATCCCGCAGGCGTTGCAACTTATCCGCGACAAGCCGCTGCGTAATTTCCGCATCGACATCGCCGCTGACAGCCTTGTGCAGATTGATGAGGTGCAAGAGAAGCAGGACAGGCTCCAGTTTATGCAAGCCTTCGGCGGTTTCTTGCAGCAGGCGCTGCCGGTCGGTCAAGCCTCGCCGGAACTTGTCCCGGTGATGATGGACTTGCTCAAGTACGGCGTGCAGGCGTTCAAGGCGGCGCGTCCGCTTGAGGGTACAATTGACGCTGCAACGGAGCAGTTGAAGCAGATGGCAGCGCAGCCCCGTGAGAACCCCGCCGCGCAACAGGCGCAGATGGAGGCGCAGGCTGAACAGGCCAAGTCGCAGATGCTCATGCAGATTGAGCAGGCCAAGTTGCAGCAATCGGCGCAGGTCGAGGCGCTCAAGGCGCAGAATGACCAGCAACTAGAGCAGATGAAGCAGCAGTTTGAGGCGCAACTTGCACAGCAGAAAATCGCCGCAGAGCAGCAGATGGCGAAGTACAAAGCCGACTTGGACGCTGCCACAAAGGTCATGGTCGCCCGTATCTCGGCTAACCCCGGCCTTGACATCCCCGCTCTGGAGCAGCAGCAAGCCGTCACCGAGCGCGTCATGCAAGACATGGGCGGCGAGGTAAGGCAGGCGATGCAGAACCTCGTGGCGCTCTACGGTCAGATGGCATCGTCCAACGACGAGAACATGAAGGGCGTGCGTACTGCCCTTGCCACGCTGACTGCCCCGAAG